CGGCGGGATGATCACGACCACGGTGCTGGCTGTTCGCGCAACACCGGAAGCCATGCGCCGGATCGAAGCCAAGAAGAAAGAAGAGCACCACAAGAAGCTGACGGTGCTTCAGACGGTGCAGGCGGCATGGGTCTGCTATATTCCAGCGGGCGTGACCGGAACGGTATCTGTCGCCTGTCTGATCGGTGCGAGCGCTGTAAACGGGCGCAGAAACGCCGCTCTGGCAACAGCTTACAGTCTGGCAGAGAATACGCTGCGGGACTATCGGGCGAAAGTTGTAGAAACTATTGGGGATAAAAAGGAAGAAGCGATCCTGGACGCCATCGACCGGGATCGGATCGAACGGAATCCTCCCCCGCAGAACAGCTCTGAGATCCCGATGACAGAAGGAGCGGTGGCACCGGTGATGTGTTATGACACGATGTTTGGAAGATATTTCTATTCCGATGTTGAAACGCTGAAGCGGGCGGCCAACAAACTGAACTGGCAGATGAACAATGGCTCCGAGCCCTATATTTCCCTGAACGAATTCTACATGGAAATCGGACTTTCAACGGTAGATGTCGGGGATGATCTGGGATGGCGTAGCGATCGTGGCCTGATCGAGCTGCATTTTTCCAGTCAGCTCGTCAACGGTCATACGCCCTGCCTGGTTATGAGCCACATCAATCCGCCTGAGTACGGGTACAGTGAGTCTTGACTGCTACGATGGCTTGTTGTAGACGGTTGAGGTAAGGAGAAAGACTATGCGAGAGTTGTTATCAGTAACTTTGATAAGCTTATCTGGTTATTTGGGGTTTTCTATAATGATGATTATGGCAATCGCATGGTCTCATTATCCGTTTACCCTCAAAGATTTTGCCAATGACTTCGTGGACTGGCTGAAATCCGCGAAATTTGCAAGGCGCTTTATGAAGGGGAAAACCCTAAAATCGAAAGGAGAAAAAGACAATGGAAAACATCGAAAAGAACGAGATCATCACTACTGAGGCGATCGAGGACATGACGGAAGCGACCCCCACTGAGGGTTCCACACTGAAGACCATCGGCATCGTAGGACTCGGACTGATTGCTGCTGCGGCAGTGGTCAAGTTCGCGGTCATTCCGATGACCAAGAAGATCAAGCGTGAGATCACCAAGCGGAAGGTGGCTAAGCGCCATACCGAAGAAGCCAAGGAAGAAGAGACCGATCTGGACGACCTGAACCTGGATGAAATTCCTGAGATCGACGAGTAACACCTGATAAAGAGCGGGCGCTGATAACAAGGCGCCTTCTCTTTTACTTTTTGCCATATTTGAAAGGAGAAAAGAAAAATGAGTCAGCGTTCTTCCATTCGTGCTATCGCAAAAGCCCGGCTTCAGGCCATGGGCGTTCCCCACGTGAACCGTGTGATGGGTATGGGCCTCTCCCACACCCGCAATCAGAACATGCAGCGTACCAGTCAGGGGCGCAAACAACTGGCGGCGATCCAGAAGCGGCACATTCCCGTCTGGCGCCGTGTGACCAGCGGAAGCCTGGCCGCAGACGGCTATCGCGCCCAAATGGGCATCGGAAAGAAGCGGCGGTTCCGCGTGGCTCAGTAAAGGAGGATATATTTCATGGCGGAAGAGTATAAATCCAACTCCCATCGCTCCAAGGAGCAGCAGGACAGCCACGAGCCGATGCCTGAGAAGCGAACGGAGAAGGTTGTGACCGGCAATGTGAAGCAGCGCAAGAAAAGCGGGCTCGCCAAGGCTGGAAGCATCTTTGTACCGGGCGACGTGGATTCTGTCAAGAGTTATATTTTGATGGAGGTGCTTGTGCCGTCCATCAAGCGGGCGATCAGCGATATCGTGTGCAATGGCATCAACATGCTACTGGGCGAGCCGACCCGAGGAAAATCGGGTACGCCCGGCGCGAAGGTCGCCTATCGTCAGTATTACCAGTCGGAAGATCGGCGCGATTATGCCCGTCCCCGTGCTCAGGCGCAGTACAACTACGATGACATTGTCTTCGAGACCCGCGGCGACGCGGAAGAGGTACTGTATCGTATGGAAGAGCTGCTGGAGCGTTTTGAGGTGGTGAGCGTGGCCGATCTGTTCGATATGGCCGGCATCAGCTGCAACTATACGGACAACAAATACGGGTGGACCGATCTGAGAAACGCCCGGGTTGAACGTGTCCGGGATGGCTACATCATCAATCTTCCCAGAGCGACGACCCTGTAAGGGAGGGATGGCTTATGGTTCGGATGAAACTAAGGGCCTGTCCCTGGTGCACCTGGAAAAGCCAGACATTGATGGTTCTGGACGGCGGTTCCAAGAGAAAGACGGAGTATTACATTCACTGCAATCACTGCGGCTTCGAGAGTAGGAAAAGCCGTTTTAAGCGGATTACCCAATGGTTCTGGAACCATGCGAACAATCCCGTCGCGCCGACGAGGAAGGAAAGGAGATATCATATTTATGGACGCGAGTTCTAAGCCGGTGGTGGACTTTGTCAATCACCCGCCGCATTACCAGACCAAGAACGGTCTGGAAACGATCGATGTGATCGAGGCTTTCACAGAGGATCTGACCGGGGCTGAAGCGACCAATACCGGCAACGTCATCAAGTATATTTGCCGGTGGAAGCACAAGAATGGTCTGGAAGATTTGAAGAAGGCCCGCTGGTATCTCGATCGGCTGATCGCTCATGTGGAGAAGCATATCAGGGTTGACAGCCAGTCTGCCTGCTGTGCGAGTTCTTCCGCATCTGATGCCACGGTAACGACCGCACATAACTAAGGAGGGATTCTAATGAAATTCGACATCAAGAATACGGTCAATTCATGCAAATTGGCCGTGAGCAAGCATAGCCCGGAAATCCTGGTGGTAACCGGTATCGTAGGTGTGGTCACCAGTGCTGTCATGGCCTGCAAGGAAACGCGCAGGCTGGACCCGGTGCTGGAGGCGCATAAGCAGAACGCGGAAGCTGTTCACAAGAAGTATGCGCAGAATCCGGATGAACACGCTGAAAAGCGTGAACTGACTGGCGTATATTTGAAGACCGGTCTTGGCTTTGTGAAGCTGTACGGGCCTTCGGTGACGCTGGGCGCTCTGTCTATCACCGGCATTCTGGCCAGCAATAACATTCTGCGCAAGCGCAATATGGCGCTGGCTGCCGCATACGCGACCATCGACGCGAGCTTCAAGCAGTATCGCGGCCGTGTGATCGAGCGGTTTGGCGAACAGGCCGATAAGGAACTCAGGCTCGGCGCTCATCAGGAAAAGATCGAAGTGACTGAGACGGATGAGAACGGCAAGGAGAAGAAGGTCAAGAAGAATGCCACGGTTGTGGACAATCCGATGCCTTCCGATTATGCCCGATATTTTGCCTATCCTGAGGCTCGGGCTGCCGAACCCAATGCGGATTACAATGCGTTCTTCCTCAAGGCACAGCAGGAACTGGCAAATCATATGCTTCGGGCAAACGGTTTCCTGTTCCTGAATGATGTCTATGAGATGCTGGGCATCGAGAAGAGCAGGGCTGGTCAGGCAGTCGGCTGGGTGTATGATAAGAACCGCGAAGACCACGGTGATAACTGGGTGGATTTTGGCATCCAGGAGGTATACCGTAAGCGGAGCGACAAGCCCGGCGACTATGAGAAGGTCTTCCTGCTGGACTTCAACGTGGATGGTCCCATCATGGACCATGCCGAGGATAAGGGGCTCATTACTCAGTAATGGGCTCCTTCTTTTATATTTTTGGGAGGAGGTGCAACCGTGGAAACCGCTTTGAAGGCCGCTACCTGTATCATGTTTGCGGCAATGGCCGGCGTCTGCCTGATCGGCGGCGTCGCTGTACTCACCAAACCCAAAAAGAAAAGAGGTTGATTTAATGGACTTTTTGGACGCCTTTATATTTTCCCTGGACAACATGTTGGATACCAAGCGGAAACGTCATATCATTGGCGGAATCCTTTTAAGCGCATCCGCGCTGTTCGGGGGATTGGCTGTAACTGTCTTTACGATCAAGAATGAATAAAGGAGGGAGCGCCCCTGCGGCGCGTTGATTATGATCGGTGCTATTATTCTGACGTTTGTGATTACCGCCCTTTCCATGCTGGTGCTGTTTCTGTTGGATGACAAGAAGAAGCAGGCCCGCCACAATGACTATATTCTCAAGGAAAATGACGGTCTTCGTCGTCAGATTTCCGATTATCACCAGAACGACCAGCGTCGCAGGGAGCGATCCGCCTATGACAGAGGGCTGTATGACGGTCGAGCGACTGACACATATTACCGGCAGTGTCTGAAGAAATTCACAAGCCGGGAGCAGACCGATGTCATATTGAATGGAGAAAGTGAGGAATGAACTTTATGAATAACAAACTTGTAGGTTTTCTGTCTTTCACGGTCGGTGGCGTCGTCGGTTTTGTGGCCGCCGATAAGATCATGAAGCAGAAGTATGAGCAGCTGGTGCAGGACGAGATCGATTCCGTCAAGGCGGCTTTCCGCAAAGAGCATCCGCTGCCGGAAAAGAAACCTCCAAAGCCCACGGAGCAGGAACGCAAGGCATACAGCCAGTACACTGCCAAGCTGGGCTATACGGAGGAAGAAAAGCCCGCGCCGATTCAGGCGCCCCACGTGATCTCTCCTGAGGAGTTCGGAGATCAGGATGGTTACGACGAAATCAGCCTGACCTATTACGCGGACGGGACGGTTACGGACGACAACGACCGCGCCATGGATGAGGATGAGATCGAGGAAACCATCGGCAAGGACAGCCTGACTCACTTCGGTGAGTATGAGGATGACAGTGTGTTCGTGCGCAACGACCGACTCAAGGTTGATTACGAGATCCTGATGGATCAGCGCACCTACGCCGATATTCTTCGGGAGAAACCCTATCTGGCAACATAACAGGAGTGTGAATGATATTTGGCGATCCGAGTGAAAGGAGTGAGGCCGGAAGGTAACCGGGACAGAATCCTGAACGAATACTTTGAATGGATGATCCGGCTCGTGTGCGACGGGAAGTATTCAAGAGGATTGTCCTGGAGGCAACTCTTCCGTCTGCTTCACGAGACGGAGTTCATTTATATTCTGGAGATGGATGGCAACCGGGCCGATGACGGCATTGATCTTCGGTACCGGTTCGCCTTCGACTCCGGTTATAACGAGCGAACCATCGACGAGGTCATGAGCGGCGAGCCGTGCAGTATCCTCGAAATGATGGTCGCGCTGGCGCAGCGCTGTGAAGAGCATATTACGGACGACCCCGACAGCGGGAACAGGACCGGCAAATGGTTCTTCGAGATGATCGAAAGTCTTGGACTGCTGGATATGGATGACGGCCACTTCGAGAAGGTCATCGCGGCTGATATTCTCGATCGCTTTATGCGAAGGGAATACCGGCCCGATGGCCGAGGCGGGCTGTTCACCATATCTGACAGCGAGCATGATATGCGCGAAGCCGAAATCTGGTATCAAATGATGTGGTATCTGAACGAGAACATCTATGGAAGGAGAAAATGAAATGGACAGATTGGCGGTTGTGAATCTGAACGATTTATATTTGACCAGAACCGACGCGAACAAAGCGCTCAGAAAGGTCTACCGGAACTTCGGAAGGGTGAAGGGCAGTATCTTCTGCTTTGCCGCAAGTCTCGGAATCCTGTATGTTCTGGTCTACGACCTGATGAAGCACGTGGATGCCCTGGAGGATCGTGTAAAAACGAATGAAACGGCGGGATAAGCAATGATCGATTTTCTGATGATTTCTACCCGCTCGACCAAGCGCGGGATCATTGAGATTTACCCAAAGTTCATCATCAGAAATCCAAGCCAGCATCTGATGATTCGCGGCGGGGATTTCTACGCGATTTGGGTAGAGGAAAAAGGCCTGTGGTCTACCAGTGAGCAGGATGCGGTGGATATCATCGATGGAGAGCTGGATAAGTACGCCAAGGAGAATGCTTCGCGCTTCGAGACTGGATACAAGGTGCTGCATCTGTGGGACGCCGAAAGCGGCATGATCGATGTATGGCACAAGTATTGCCAGCGTCAGATGCGTGACTCCTTCCATATGCTGGACGAAAAGCTGATATTCTCCAATACCAAAACGGACCGAAAGGACTACGCCTCCAAGCGCCTGCCCTATCCTCTGGAAAAGGGTGATACCAGCGCGTGGGACAAGCTGCTTTCGGTCTTATATTCTCCTTCCGAACGCAGGAAGATCGAATGGGCGATCGGCAGCATCGTATCCGGTGACAGCCGGAAGCTGCAAAAGTTCATGGTTTTCTATGGTGCGGCGGGAACCGGCAAATCCACGATCATTGGTATTATCGAGCAACTATTTGAGGGCTATACGGCGACCTTTGACAGCAAGGCGCTTGGCCAGAGCAGCAACGCCTTTGCCCTGGAGCCCTTCAAGAAGAACCCACTGGTAGCCATCGAGCATGACGGCGATCTGAGCAGGATCGAGGACAACACCCGGATCAACAGCCTGGTCTCTCATGAACGGATGAGCGTGAACGAAAAGTTCTCCAAGATGTATGAGAACAACTTCAAATGCTTTCTGTTCATGGGCACGAACCGGCCTGTGAAGATCACGGATGCCAAGAGCGGCCTGCTGAGACGACTGATCGACGTATCACCAACCGGCGAGAAGCTGCGGCCGAGCGAGTACAAGCAGCTGATGAAGCAGATCAGCTTTGAGCTTGGCGCTATCGCGCAGCATTGCATGGATGTGTATCTTGAAGAGCCGGATGCGTACGATGATTATATTCCGCTGAACATGCTCAGCGCTTCCAATGACTTTTACAACTTTGTGCTGGACAGCTGGGCGATATTCAACAAGGAAGATGAGACCACGCTGAAAGCCGCATGGACGATGTATAAAGCCTATTGCGAAGACGCGAAGGTGGCTTATCCATATTCTCAACGTGCGTTTAAGGAGGAACTGAAGAACTACTTTAGAGACTACAAGGAGCGCGAGATCCTGGCTGACGGAACACGGGTGCGGAGCTACTATAAAGGCTTCCGAAACGAGAAATTCGAGGAGGAGAAGCCTGAGAAAAAAGAAGAAGCTACCAAACCTGCGATTGAGCTCATTCAGCAGCCATCTATATTTGACAGTGAGTATGCGGACTGTCCTGCGCAGTATGCCAACGACGCCGGAACCCCTTCAAGAAAATGGGAGAACGTGAAGACACTGCTTCGCGACCTGGACACCAGCAAACCGCACTATGTCAAAACTCCGGAACAGTTGATCGTGATCGACTTTGATATTCTGGGGCCGGACGGTGAAAAGAGCTTTGAGCGAAATCTGGAGGAAGCCAGCAAATGGCCGCCCACCTATGCAGAGGTGAGCAAGAGCGGGAAGGCCATCCATCTGCATTATATTTACGACGGCGATGTGAGCCAGCTCTCAAGGATCTATGCGGATCACATTGAGATCAAGGCTTTTAACGGCAACAGCAGCTTACGGAGGAAACTCTCGCTGTGCAACAAGCTGCCCATCGCCCATCTTTCATCCGGACTGCCCTTGAAGGAGGCGAAGAAAATAGTCAACTTCGATTCTGTTCAAAGTGAAAAGGGCCTGCGAACTTTGATTAAGAGAAACTTGAATAAGGAAATTCATGCAGGCACGAAGCCGAGCATCGACTTCATCTACAAAATCCTTGAGGATGCCTACAAGGATGACAAGCTGAGCTACGACGTGAGCGACATGCGCAACGCGG